GTGGCGGAACACCCCTATGGTTTTAAGTCGGAAGATGCCACTTCGTTGATCTAATTTTCTACTTCGCTATATTATAGTGCATCGCAGAACCTATCCTATGGGAATCACCCCATATTTACCGTGTCTTCACACGGGGTAGTCATCTCCGTTTCGCTAGATTTTTACTTATAGGCTGTTTTGACGGTTTTCAGGCTCGAAGGAGGATAGCTTTATCATCCTTTGCAGTAGGTCCGTACGGAATAAGTTCCGATACAAGATCTATAGGTCTGATACCATCAAACATCTCATAAGTAGAACGGCGTAAGTCCGCAACCATTACTTTGTCTTCAAAGTCGATGCTGAAAAGATTAGGATGTAAACAAAGGTTTTTCAAAGCTGAGATAATCTCTCAACTAGAATCCTTGACGTCCCTTATAGAAAGGACTCATTTATAATCTTCCCAGGCAGTTTCATCATAATGAAACAGACTTTTTAGACTGATAAAGAATGCGGGATTAATAAGATTAGAAAACCAATGAAGATGGTTTCCATTTCTACGAAAGTATGAAATGTGAGTAAGGGAGCCTAACAAGTTATCAAGCTCTCTACTCTTTCTGACATCTAATTCCATAAAATCATCAATATAGCTGTCTATAAGATTTTTCTTTAGTCTATCACCATTTGTGAATCTTCTGAAGCCAGTTGTGACTGTTGTAGCGTACTCGGTAAAATGTGTACGCGAGTCACTACTGGCCCAGTAGATTCCGGAGATAAGTGCTAAGAAACATCAGCTTTTTAAGCCCCAAAACCTTTTGGGTAATGAAACTAGAACAGCTGGAATGCTCATTAAGTGAGTCAGTTTTCTTCGTAACAGATCACCTAGAACGATGAACAGTGCATCAGGGCACCTGAAGGATTGAAGTAACAACTTCGCTCCGACAGGGGAAATATCATTTTTATTGATAACCCACTTCTTAGCAAACTCACAAGATCCTCTAGCGATCACACTTTTATTTAAGTTTATCTCTAAACCCAAATTAAGCATAATCAGCTTATAATTCTCGGCAACCACATCGTCAGCAATAACGATGTCGTCCCCAAGAACGAGATATCCGGTGAACCCTTTAAGACCTGCTTTCAATGCAGCTATTCGAACGATCACGTGATGAGTCAAAGCCAACATGGCTCAACTTGATAAAGCACCCATAGGTTGACCAACAGAGTACTTAACTAGAAAATCACTGTACCTTCCCTTAACCTCATTATAATCATCTTCTGAAAAGAAAGAACCATCCTTATGAACTAAGGAAGGTCTGTAATATCAAGAGATATTACTGATGATTTGAGATCACAGGTCAGAAATACAATGATTCCCTAGCCAGATTGACATAATGTCTTTCTGTAACTCCAAGGGCAACCTATCTGTAGCAGCACTTAAATCAAACGAGTAAATAGTTTTATCAGATGGTGTCCTCCGAATGAATTCGGACAGACACCCCTCCTGATTAAACGTACCATCAACCTGAGCTATACCCTTAAGCCCATCAAAAATGGACCTATGGATGGGTTCGAACAAACACTGGATCCACCAGTTAGTCATAGCGACTACTCTGGCTTTTCCAGCCTGATCGAACACAACCGATAAGCGACCTATAAAAAGGTCACGTCAAGGGTAAATGACAGAAGTTGATAAATACACTACACTCATGATTAAAGTATAGAATAGGAATATCAGTGTAAAAGTTCAATTCTTCGTATGGAATAAAAGTTTTAAGCACATCCACCATATTCTGGGGGATTTGATTAAAGCTACCATATCGAGAAGAGAACCCCACATCGATACTTTCGCATTCGGACCGCTTGCAGTCATTCCCAGCATTCTCATGCTAAGTGACCGTGGACGATCCATTCCAATATCAAGAAGACCACCTACAATACTCTCGTGATCGAGAGACTTCGCCAAGCCCATGAAGGGCCCGGTTATAGTAGATAAGTCTGCTATGACCTTGGTTGGAAAACACCTAAAGGTATTCAAAATCGTTAATATCCCAACAAGCTGCCTTTTATCGACAGCTCTAAGTTCTTTAGAGAAATCCAAAGACTTAATAAAGCCTCTCCATCTGAGAGGAATTATGGAAGGATAGCCGGTTTTGTCCATTCTTACGAATGGTTTACCTAGCGAAGGAGAAACCTCTCGCGTCATTATCACTCGAATCAGGATCCGGGAAACTTCTTTCATATACTGAAAGGTAAAGTTTCATCCAGATTTAGAAACGAGGTATAATATACGGCGAGAAAGGTTCTTAGAATCTAACTTAAAGTCATCGGAAAACTTAAAAAGGAGTGTAATAAACTTCAGAAAGAATGGCAACTCTTTAGGAGTTAACCATCCTGTCCGAAGTCTATCTTTGTGATGCATTTTCGAGTTTAGTGTAGACTTCATATTTAAAGGTTATATAATATAACTGTTTTGTATTTCAGAGACGTTATGTCAATGGGTACGAAACCAATGAGGTACTACACTGAAACAGAGCTTGTATGTAACTCCTTAAAACAGGAGGCTAACATCCCAAGTAACGTTAGCTTTGGATTCCGCCCTTTCAGGCCGCCGAAGCGATTAGAAAATGAACACGCTATATTAGAATGGTTAGATTAAATTTCCCTCCACCTTTGATATTTCTACCTAAGGCACTAGGAAATCAATCATACACTCAAATGTGTTTGGTAAACTATTTTAGTCTATTACACACAAGGGTATATAGCGGGCTAATCCTTAAACGGATATTTATAGCCATAGCAGTACGCCCTATTAGTAAGATAGGTTTCTACATCAAGAATTAGATCTTAGAAGTAGACGCTTGGTTTAACTGCATTCCACCCAGTAGTCTATCTGATTAAAATAGACCCTCTCTCGTAACCACTCGAGAACTGAGCCCTTTTGGGGC